CGTCCGCCATGGGTGCAGATGCACCCCGGCAGCAGCGCAAGCACCGGCGCGTCACAGTCCGCGGCTGTCCAGCCTTCCGGACGCAGCCCGCGCAGCGCCTGTATGATGGATTGCGGGGCGTGCGCCGTTCCGGTTTTCAGGCGGCCTATCTTGGTGTCCACGCTGGCGTTCGTCGCCACATCTTCCGGCTTGCTGCCGGCGTTCAGTCCGGCGGCAGTGCCGCCCATCATCCAGCCGCCTGCATTATCCGCAACCAAACCCCGCCCTGCATCGGCAGGTGCGGGCGCAGGGATATTCAAAGTCGCCGAAAGCGCTGCCACTTCATCCTGCGCGGTCTGGGCTTTAGCCTGCGCAGCTCCGGCAGCTGCCAGTGCTTCACCTGCCGTCGTCACAGCCTGTGTCACGTTGGCCGCCTCGCGCGCAGAAATATCTGCAAACAGCTTCTGCACGCTCGGCACGTTACCACTGTCCGTTGGTACCTCAGTTGCTGCATCGCCATGCACAATCCGGTGCATCAGTTCGGCATCAGTGCCCAGCTGAGCTACCTGCTCCTGCAACGTTGCCATCACACCACCTCCGGAACCTGCCAGTACTCACCGGGCAGGGTTACATGTACTAGTGTATGCAATGCGTCTGTGGCGGCTGCCAGTGGCGCAAAGCCCCCGGCGGCGATAACAACCCGCGTCTGGTCTGCCGTCAGCATGTTACGCTGTGCCAGCTGCAGCCGTGCCGTAACTGTCCACAACGTACCCTGCACACTGGCTGTGGGGCGTTCTTTAAATTTGGCTTCGTGGTCGTTCAGACCGGTACCGGTCAAAAGCTGCATCCGGAACCATTTGCTGCCGCCATCCAGAATATTCTGTTCCCACGCCTCAAAAATGGCGTACTGCTCCGCATCCATCACCCACTGCACACTGACAAGCGTTTCATCCGCGCCGAAAAGATTCCGCGTGCGGGTGCCTATCTCCATTTCCGTCTGCTGCCGCCTGTCAGTCGGCTGGGCGGTATAGCCTTTCATGGTCGGCTTTGGCAGCATAGCGGGATAACTTTCAATGGTGGCCATAACCTCTACTCCGCAAGAGTCCGCACGGTCAGCACATCAGACGGAGACAGATCGTCTAAAACGCCCGTCAGGTCTGCATACGCATCCTTTGCAACTATCCTGAAATAATGATCAGTTCCGGCAGCAAGGCCGCTGAAGGTCACACTGGCAGCGGTAACGGTTTTTGTTTCCACAGCAGCAGTTGCCGCAAAGCTGGCAGAAGTCCCGCGCAGGGCTATGTAGCCTGTCACATCACCGGGCACGGGCGTCCATGTAATGGTTACAGAATCAACAGCAGCACTGCCGGTAATATTCACAGGAACAGAAGGCACAGGATCATTGACGGCTAAAGCACCTGCCGCGGATTCCCCCGCCTGATTGCGGGCTTTCACCTGCAACGTGTAACCGCGCTTCGGCCCGCCGTCCGCCTGCATAAGGTCTGCGGCATATGTCCACGCAGTGCCGCCAAGGGCTACCGTGCGCAGCTCCGCACCGTCATGCAGAACAGTAACAAGGTACTCCTCCGCACCGGCTGCCGCCGCCCACGTAACAGCCAGCACCCCGCCCGCATAAGGCTGCGCCAGCACAGGCGAAGGCATCAGCGGTGGCTGAATGTCCGTTGTACCTTCCCACGTTGCCCACGGCCCCTGCAGTTTGCCAATCGCCGCCACCCGCACACTTACATGTCCGGCCGATACTGGTACGTTTGCGCTGTTCACGGTGGGTTCCGCCGCAGTCTGCCACTGATTGCCGTCCGCAGACCACTGCACCACATAACCCACGGCCCCTGCGCTCGGCCGCCAGTTAAGCGCCAGCACAGGCGCTGTTGCAGTGCCTCCCACGCGTACGCGCAGGTCTGTCACTTCCGGTGTATCCGGATTGCCCGGCAGATTGGTACCCGGATCCCACGGCGGCGGGTCGCCTATGGGTTCATACACTTCCGGCGCATCAACAACAGCGCTGATTCTGGCATGAAACATACCCCGCGGAGTAACACCGGTAATAATAACCCGTGCGGCAAAATTTCGCCCCACGCCCATACGCCACACGGTACGGCCCGCGTTGGTATCTGTACGCAGCCACTCAAAAGGATCCCCCGCGCCCTGTGCCAGCAAAATGCCAAGGTCTTCCGCATCCAGCGTCACAACATCATCTGCTATACCCGCAACCTTGCACGGCCCCCACGGCTTGCCGTTGGGTTTGCGCAGTTCCAGATACACCTCGTCCCCTGCTTTAAATGCGGGAGACTTATCCAGCTCCATAGACAACAGCGGTCCTGCCTCTACCACCTCACCCCAGGCGGAAAAATCAAATTCCGGATGAGAAACGCTGGCCACATCGCCCCGCAGGGCAAGACGGGATTCAAGCTCTACCTCAAACTCGATAGTTTCAGACCGGAAAGCATGAATCCGCAGTTCCTTCATGCCCTCACGGTATGCATGAGCACGGCTGGTAATGCCCATGAACCGCTTATTGGCAGGCTGCCGTGTCAGGTTGTCAGGCAACACGGCGGTTACATCGCGCATTGTCCATGTATCTTGATCAAGATATTCAATTATCGCATGATCCGGCGTGTCTTCGGTGTGCAGATTAAACGAACGCGAAAATGTGCCCCGCCTGATATTATGCGGAGTAAACACCGCCCGCACAGGCCGCCCCGCTTCATCCCGCACAAAACTGGTCCGCGTGCCCACATGGCGGGTTATCACGCTTACAGTGCGGCTGGCCTGCTGAATCAGTTCATGCAGGGTAACGCCGGTATCAACAACATAGTCCAGATATTCGCCCTCTGCCGCACGCTCGTGCCCGATGCGCCACAGGGTATCCAGATCTATCTGGCTGTCCGGTTGATTGCCGCCATGTTTTGCCCGCAGAATCTCAGACATTGCAGCAGCCCAGTTTCTTGTGGGCTGCGGTTCGCTCCATGTGCCTGTCACCCTGTCGTACAAAGGCAACATGCGTGTATCTATCACCTTGAACTGTTTGCTTGCTGCCTGTGACAGGCTGTCAGTGGCGCGGGCTTTTACCGCTATAACATCCTGCGCATACGTCAGGCGGCTGGGCAAAAAGGCACGCATATTCGCCCATACAACACGGTCAAGCACCTGCCCGTCGTTGCTTTTATTGGTGGTGCGGCGCACACGCACTTCATACCGGCCTGCAGGTATTGCAATATCCCACGTCACCCGCAACGGATCGCGGGTGGCGCCGGAAACGGCCTCTTCTTTCAGTACAGCCCAGTCGCTGACAGGAGTACCCAGATCGTCAATACGACGAAAATCTGCCCGTATCCCCACGCTGATGGTGGTCATGCCGCTTGTGGTCATCTTGCCAAGGCCGTTAAAAATTAAATCCAGCGCTATCCTGCTGCACTCTGTTCCGGCCGTGTTGGCAGCAAAGGCACCTACCCAGTTGTTTTCCCCGTCAACATTCGGCCCGCGCAGTTCCTGACCGCTCACCTCGTCAGATGTTTCCACATTGTCAGGAAAAAGCGTCACCGGCTGCCCTGCCGGCACAAACTCCAACGTAATTTCAGGAAAGTTGCCGGTATACTCCCCGTCCTTCCAGATTGCCGTATCCGCTATGCGCACCTCATGTATCTGGTATTCCCCCACCCCGTTGCCCAGCAGCTGGTATACATATTGTTCGTTGCCCTCATATTCCCACCACGGCTCCGCCACGAGGTCGGGCGTTGTCAGGTTGGTGCCGAATTTTTCGCGGATAATCTGGTACAGCCGTGCGCTGTTGCTGGCGGGCTGCATGGAATACGTGGGACTGCTTGCCTCCACCCCCCGCGCGCTGGAAAGTTCCGGCGTTGGCATACGGGGGGTGGGGGCAAGAGCGTTCACCAGCATCATGCCGCCCAGTCCTGCAACACCGGCAGCCACATATGCGCCGGTTCCCCATGCGGCAGCAGCCCCCGGCAGCATGGGCCCCATAAAAGTGTAGTTCGCCCACCACTGCCCTGTTGCATAGGCCGCGGCCATCACGGCCACCATCAGCACGGTGCGTATAGGGTTGGAGCCTCCGCCCCCGCCGCCCAGCGGCAGCAGAACAAAAACAACGGTGTCCTCATCGGCTGTTACTCTGGCTGCCCACTCGTCACGCAGCACCGGCACGCCGTTATGCACGCACACAACCGGCCCTTGCGGCATACCCAAAGACAAAGCCTGCAACGAGTCACCGCCTGCCATTTCCTTACGGTATGTCACCATATTTCCGGCGGTGTGCACTAACAGCATTCAGCCACCCCTACCATGCTATGCCGCATGTACTGGAGCGACTTCCAGCCCTGCGCACGCAGTTCAAAAGGCGAATCCAGCACAACGCCGAACCCGCGCAGGCAGTGCAGCACCATGCCGCCGTCTGCGGTTTCCACATACACCCCGATGTGGTCAGGATCAGACCGGCGAAACATCCACACCACATCGTATTCCCGCGGAGCTTCAACAACCGCAAACTCCCCGTATCGGGCAAGGTTGCGCACGTCCCCCAGCACAGCCCGCAGGTTTGCGGGGTCGGCAACTATGGCAGGCGAATCTATGCCCAGACGGGTTTTGTAAATATACCGCACCAGCTCGCCGCAATTGTATGTTACAGGCGGGTTCGGTTTACGCGCCCACGGCTTGCCTATCAGTTCTTCTGCCCAATGCGGCAATGTGTTCATTAGCGCCCCCGTACAAGTCCGGGGTATTCGCCCGGTGTATATTGCCGGCCGAAAATCTTGTTCAGCCAGTTCACAAACTCCGCGCGGCCTTCCGCAACTCCCGCACTGCACGACACCTTGCGTATCTGTGCACCGTGGTACACAAGCTGCGGCTCTTCCGGCATGGATTCCAGATACTCACGGTAGGTAAAGTCGATGGGTGTGCGCTGCTTACGTGCCGCCACAAGATGCCCGGTCAACAGCTCTGTGACATTATCTATGCGGACAACAAATTCACCGGGGGCGCGTTCTGACTGCTGCGGCAGCGTCAACGCAAAGCCGCAGTGCACAAACGGCACGGCCTTGCCCGCATCAGCAGGAGCATCCGGTTCCAGAGTCAGGGTATGAACGCCCGGTTCCGGCTCTTCAATAGGCCAGTGCACAACGCGCACTGGCTCGGTAAAGGCAGGGTGCCGCAGTTCGATAGCGTATAAAATGCGGGTATCAGCGGGGGCAGAAGCATAGGCCTCCGCAATGGCTTTTTCCCAGATATCGGCAGGCTGCGCCATCAGTACAACCCTCCGGAACGCGTGTTGCCGTACACCCGCTCAATGGCGGCACTGGTCCGGCTGGTGCCGTTGCTCACGCCTTCGGCCATGCGGCGGTCTATCTCTTCAATAATCACATCCACATCCATGCCGCCCTCTGCATTGGGGCGCTGCACTGCCCGTGCCTGTACATTGCCGCTGTTGTTGTACACATTCACAGTCACCCCGCCACCTGTACGCAGGGCAGGAACAACCTTGAAGCCGCCCTTGGGAATCACAGTTTCCCCTTCCTGCAAAATGGCGGGAAACTCATCAGGCAACAGGCCGGAATGATACCGGGGTGCACCGGCAAAGATGGCAGGGTCAACAGGGCGGGTGAAACTAGGGGCATCACGGCCGATCACGCCGCCGTCATGGAAAAAGGAACCGAGAAAAGAGAATATACCGCCACCGCCGCCCATCATGCCGCCAAGCATGTCTCCCATGCCTCCGGCAAGCGGCCCTGTAATGCCTTGCTGCACAACCATACGCATCATGTCTTTAATGACGGAGTCGGCAAAATCCGAAAACGAAAGCTTGCCCGTCATGGCAAACGAGACAACAGCGTCTTCCATGGTTTTGAAGCTGTCAGAAATCATGCGCTCCGCACCTCTGGCAGCATCTGTAGCTTCATCATGGTACGAACGCATGGCACGCACCGCGCCGGATTCCCAATCACGGGCAGCCTGTAATTTTTCCTCCTTTGCCCATTGCGCAACTGCTACTTCATTCGCTCCGGCTTTGACGTAGGCTTTGCCCTGCTCTTCTATCTGCGCCAGCTTAAATTCAGTTTCGCCCAGCACAAGCTGCCGGTGCTTTTCTGCAAACTCCGTCATTAAGGCAAGATTACGGGCTTTCTCTGCCTCTGCCTGCTTTCCTGCCGCTTTAAAAGCCGCATCCTGCTGCGCACTTCTCTCACTTGGGCTGACCATGCTGTTCAGCTCGTGCAGATACATGGAATTACCGGGAATGCCGAAATCTTCCCATGTTTTCTTCCGCGTATTTCCACGTGCGGGTTTATCCGCCAGTTCCGCAAGCTTCCGGGCTTTTTCTGCTTCTATGGCCACAATTTGCGCACTATATTGCGCAGCATTGGCGGCATCTACTTCGCGGGCATTTTGCAGCTTGCCGATGGCAGACTGTGCAGCGCTTTCAATGGCTGCAATCTTATTTTTTTTCTCTTCTGCTTTAGCTGCCGGCGAATCTTTCAGAAACGCCTTCGCGGCATCGGCAGCATTTCCTGTTACAATATTCTTCCGACGCTCAACACTTACGTCGATATATGCAGCATCACTTTCCCACCAGCCCTGCCTGTCCGGAGAGCGTATAACAGTCGTTTTTGAATCTGTAAGCTGTCTCTCCAGTGCTTCTTTTTGCGCTTTCAGTTCATTTATTCTTGCTGTAATCTGTGCTCTGTCACGTGCATAAACAACACCCATACGGTTTTTTTGCAGCTCCGCTATCTGCGCATCAAGCTGTATAACAGGCAATCTGTCCCTGAAAGGATCAACCATGCGCTGCCGATCTATAAAACTCGCCTTTTCAAAAGCATCCCCATCGATATAACCGGATTCAGCCAGCAGTCTTCCTTCGCCTCTGGTTGTTATAACTGACCGCAGCCCCGCATATCTGGAAATCTCACCAAGAGCTTTAACGATGGAGCCAAGCGAACCGGCAAGTTCCCGCATGGCTTCACGTACCGCCGGTTCTTTCAGGCTGTCGGTCATTTTTCTCAAAGCAGCAGTGGCATCATCCAGAAAACCGGAATTTGCCATTTCCAGCTTAATATCCACCCATGATTCTTTAAACTTATCCAAAGCACGCGCAGCATCGCCGGAAGCTTTTCGGGCGGCATCGCCATACCGCTCATGCAGCGCCTTTTCAAAACGAGGCAAAAAGTCGTCGACGAACAACTCACCCTGCTTGAGCATGTTATCAAGCTCAGCAGTCGAAACATCCATGGCCTTTGCAGCAAGTTGGAATGCACCGGGCAGCCTGTCGCCCAGCTGCCGCCGTAATTCTTCGGCAGACACTTTGCCCTTGGAAATCATCTGCGAAACTGCATACAAAGAACCTTTCACGTTCTCCGCCGTCATACCCAACGCGCCACCGGCTTCTACAATGCCGGTAAACACCCCGCGCACGGCTTCGCCTTCCATGCTGGTGCCCTTTGCTGCGGCCGCAATATCTTTGTAACCTCCTGCAAGGTCATAAAAATTCATGCCCAACTCGTCCGCAAGCTGCCGCAAAAATGCAAACTCAGCCTGTACGCCCTGAGTACTGCCCGTAATGGCCTCAAAGGCGCGGTTAAGTTGCATAACCTCTGCGCCGGTATCAAAAATATCTTTTACCAGCATCCCGAGGCCAAGGCTTGCAACGGCGCCCTGCAAACTGAATATGGCAGACTTCACCATGCCGAATTTGCTTTGTGCTATGCGGCTGAAATCACGCATAGCGCCTTCGGCATCGCCCATCTTGAATTTCAGGACGGCCATTTCTGCGGCACTCATGTTCGCGGCGCGGGCAATGGACTTTAAAGCACGCTCCGCCTGCTGTGTGGCCTTGGTTGCAAGCATTCGCTGCTGCAGCCGCATCCAGTCACGGTCTGTCAGGCCGATATTTTTCCGCAGCTTGTCATCAAGCGTCACCCCTACAGAGGCAAAAGCAGAACCGGACAACTTTGCAGCACGCTGCGCCTTGGTCAGATTCTGATACAGCTGGTCGATGCCGCTCGTAACGGAAGAAGGAACAACAGCATTGGCAAGAGCATTGGAAATATCTGTCGCAGTTGCACGCGCCTCTCTGCGTACCGCCGAAAAATCAGCACTCAAGGCGGTATAATCGCCCCTGATTTCAACATACATTCCCGGTATCTTCATTTACTGTTCCCCTTCCGTTGCCAGCAGCACCGTGCGCGCCAGCAGCAGAACCTTTTCAAAGCAGTTTTTCTTATCTTCCACGCCATACAGCCGCATTGCCTCATGTACAGCGACCTGATTGATTCCGTAGGGAGTGCCCATACCTGCACAGAGCAGCTGGTCCTGACATATCCGGAATATCATCACGGCATCTTCATTTTCCGGCATCAACGGCGGGGTACAGGCATCACAATCCGGCACCCTGCCTTTTTTGCTGTGTATCGCTTCACACACGTCACACTCCGGCCTTTCGCGCAGGCGCGTAACGTGCTCAATCAGTTTTTTTCAGCTTCCTCCGCACGCCGGGCAGCCTCAATATTCAGATGGTCAAGCAGGCCGGAAACAATATTAGCAAACACAGGGCTTTCAGCCATAAGTAACGCCTTATTTGCAGCCGTGCAGGGAACCGGCTTTCCATCCGCATCGCAAATGCCTTTCCAATCCAGAATGCAGTAATCCCACATGTCCGCGTAAAAAGCAGGTTCGCTCAGCTCTTCCAGCTGCCTGCCGCGCACAAACTTGCGGCTGGTATGCTTTTTGTGCAGTTTACGGCGGGTATCATCATTCAGCACCCGCAGGCAGATAGCCCCGTCTTCGGGCTTGGATTCGTCAATATCCAGCCAAGTTCCGGGATTCAGGTTGTTCAGATCAAAACGCATAAAACACCTCATAAAAGAGGCGGCTGACCGCCTCCTTCGCGTTTAAGGGGCAGAAGGAACAGTTTCAGAAAATCTCTTCAACGGCCCGCAACCGGAAAAGTTAAACGAAATAGTCGCAACACCGGCCTTATCCTGCTTCACGTTCACACTGGTAATGCGTGCACCGGCGCTGGCATCGCTGGCAGTATCAGGCGCGTAATAGATCAGCTTTTCACCGGCTGTTTCGCTGTATTCCACATAAAAGCGGATGTCGGGTATCAGCGCGCCGGTATCAAAGGCCGCTTCCACAACTCCCTGCCCCGTGGCATCAGTGGGATCAGCAGAACCGGCACAACTGCCGCTCCATTTTTTCATGCCCACATCGCTTTTGCCCCACCCGTCACCAAAGGCGGTGGTGTCCACTTCATCAGCGGAAAGGTTCATATCCCAGTTGGAAATTTCCCCAACAATCTGCTCAGTTCCACCCGATGCACCAACGGTCACACGGGCTTTTCTGCCGGAAACGGTAGCCATAGTATTTCCTCCATGCTGTTTTGCGGTTACGCAGCCCGATGCAACGTAACCAGATATTCAACCATGATGCGCTGTGCATGAGCACCCGCAAGACGCGTTGCCTGCTGAAACTCAACCGAGACAAGGTCATAATCAGGCACAGCAAAAGCTGTCTGCTCCACAAAATCACGCAGATCACGGGCATAGATGTCTGCCGTGTCCATATCCGCCGCGTACACGTCCAGTTGCAGATAAATTTCAGGTAAAATGCTGGTAAAAGAGCGGTCTTCCGACTCATGCGGTATAGAAACAACAACAAAAGGCACTTTTTTACCGCGCGGAGCCTCAAACGCATACAGGCTATCGCCAAGGCGCAGGTGCAACGCGCTGCCGCCTTGCGCATAGGCTTTGAAAAAGGCTTCCCGAAAGGCTTTCATCATGCCCCCACTGCAGAAAGCCCCAGCCTTGAGCGTACTCTTTTGCCCACAATGGCAATGGCAGGGCGGAAAAAAGGATGCGGGCGCACTTTGCCGCGCACAACGCCTTTACGGTCAACAATATTATGACCGTATTCCACCAGATGGGCGTGCGGAGCCCTTACAACGACAATGTAGCCGCCCGCTTCAAACTTAGAGGGGCGTGCCCGGACTGATTTTACAAGCAGCCCTTTAAGCTTCGGGGCACGCTGGCGTGTTTCCGTGGCAATCTCAGCGGCAATATCCGCCATATGCTTATCCACATGCTCATAAAGCATCCGCTCAAGCTCTTTATCGGTAGGCAACAAATTACGAAACGATGCCTGCAGCATGGCTACTCCTCCTCAATGCTGGAAACTTCCAGTATCAGCCAGCGCCCCCGCCCCTCTTGGTCTATGGCGCTTTCTATGTCGTACATGATGCCCTGCACCCGTATGCGCATGGCTGGTGTCACATCAGCCCGGTACCGTATATGCACGCGGGCGGTAACGGTGCTCATCTCGCGCCCGTCCTGCTGTTGTTCACCGGCACGCAGCGGCTCAAAACGTGCAGGAACCGTTTCCACATCCTGCCAGCTTTGCACCACCACACCGCCGGGGCTCTTTGCTTCCGTCAGGCGGCACAACGTGGCAAAATGGCGGGGTCTTCTCATCTGGCCCATTACACAAACACCTCCACCATGTACGTATCCAGCAGGCCATCAACAAAGGAGTTCGGCACTTTGATAATGGAACGTCCCGGAACAAACGCCTCCGGATGTTCAAACGCGGTGGAAACAAAAACCTTAATCCAGTGTTTGATTGATTCAGGTGTGGTGGCCTTGCCGCTTGCGTCCAGCGGGTAGCCGGTGGCAAAATCAACAACCACCTCCACAGCTTCCGGCAGAGGAGCTACGGGCAGAATCCGCCCGAAAAGCCTGTCAGCCTCAACCCGATATGCAGAAGCAGGCAGTTCCACCGGATCCGCGCCCCATTCCGGACGATAGGTGATAGATGTTACCCGCTGCAAAGGCGGTCTGGGCAACTCCATGCATTCGGCAAAAGCATCAAACACAAGGCGATACTCCGCCTGCACAAGCTGCCGCCCTGTACGCTTTTCAGCAGCGTCGGTACCAGCCGCAATCAGCGCTTTCAGCAATTCATCATACGCCGTATCCGCGGTCACAATTGATAGCTGCCGCTTTGCCTCGTCCAGCGAAACAGGAAAAACCGCGGGCGCCGCCACACATTGCGCAAGACGCATCCCCATAGCCTACTCCGTGACCGGATCGGACCAGTGGCCAAGCAACAGCTCAACAAGCGTGTCTTTTTTCGCACCGGCAGGTGCCGTGACACCCCGCTTTTCAAGTTCTGCACTCAGCCAGTCTTTGGTTTTGCCGGACAATTCTTCCGCACAGGGGGCAGGTGCATTCACAACCACCTCAAAAGGTGCGGGAATGTCATCACCGTACACGGCACTCTCCACGGCCTTACCGTCTGCCCTGCCCTCGGCCACCAGTCTGTCCGTCACCGCCGCCGGAGCCGTAAAAAACACACCGCAGGCAATGCCGAACTCTTCTATGGCCACAAGCGCTCTTGCTTTCTTTTTCATCTGCTGTCCTCACATAAGGGGCGGATAACCCCGCCCCTGTGGCTCAGTGGTTCAAGACTTAGCTGGCGGCGTTCTGGTAGTGCTTCACAGCACCGCCCACATCAAGCAGGTTGCCGCCCGAACGGCTGAACGCCAGAAAGCCCACCTGCCCTTTTTTGGCATATGCAGAATCCGTAAACCGATGGAACACCATCTCCATTGCATCGCGGATGACATAGGCAGAAAGTTTGCCGAACAGGATAGACTTGGCGTTGGCGGCCATCTGCGGCACATCCTGATTGACGGTGTAGCCGTAACCGAGAATGGCAGCTGGAGCACCGCCGATAACATCAGGCAGCCAGATGGGGCGGCCTTGTGCGTCCTTAAGCTTCTTCAACTCGCGCAGGGTGTTGTCGTGGAACATCCAGCCGCAGCCCGTGCGCCGGTAGGCAGGATCAACGGAATGCTCAAGGTCAACCAGCGCTTCATACGAGACTGAAGCAGTCTCGCCGCTGGCCCCCACCTTGCCGGCAGCGGAAGCGGGCACAATGCCCATGGGCTGATTGGTACCGGTACCTGCTGTGTACATTCTGTTGGTGATACGCCACAGGCGCTCGGCTATGCGGCGGCGCACAAAGGCCTCAATATCCACTGTGGAGTCCTGCAGCAGCTCAATGGGAACGGTGATAACCTTGGAGCTGAACTTGTACACAGGCAGCGCCATGGTACCAAACGTCACATCAGCATCCGTTGCCGAAGCGTTTTCATCGACAATTTCGCCAATCTCGCTGGTGCCGTCAGAGGTAGGCCAGCTCATGGGGTTGCCCTGCGCTGTATGGATAACTGTCGCCACTTCGCGCATGCCGCCGTATTCCTTCATGGCTTCCAGAATCACCTTGGCAACATCCGTCTGCACGGTGTATCCGCCTTCGGAGCCTGTTCCTGTAGACAGGGCATTGTTTACCTGCTGCCATTCTTCAGCAGACAGGGCATTGTCCCCTTTGCGGAGCCACTTAGCGAACAAGGCTGTAGCCGGATTTACATCTTTGCCGTAATTATCCCGCTGAAAACGGTTTACAGCTTCGGTAACGGTATTCTGCACGGCATCGTCGGCAGTGGCATCAAGCACTTTCTGGTAGCGTGCAATGTCATCATCAAGGCGGTGAACTTCAGCAAGCAGTTCATCAACCTTGGCTCCCATCTCCGGTGTCCATTTGTCGCCTTCGTTGTTTTCTACAAGGTTGCGCGCTTCGCGGGCCTTTGCGTTACGCTGTTCCCGCAATTCCTGAATAGTCGGCATACATCCTCCTGAGGATATAGTGTTTTGCGCCTGCGGGAACCCGCTAGCGCCCTGTCCGCTCGGCTACATCCAAGCGGCGCAAATAATGATCCCGTTGCGCACTGGCTGCTATGGCGGGTTGCAGATCATGTTCTTTGTGGGGTTGCTGAACCTGTTCAGTCGGTACAGCCTGCTCAACAGGCTCAGTCTGCTTTGGCGCATTGGCATAGGCCGCAAGGTTCCATGTTTTTGTTGCCTTGGGGTTGCCCTCCGTAATGCGATCCGCAAAGCCGTACTCAACGGCTTCCTGTGCAGAAAACCACGTTTCAGCCTGCATCCATGCGGCTATATCTTCTGCTTTCTGGCCTGTTTCAGCGGCATATGTATCTATCAACGAGGTGTCGACTTTCTCTAAAAATGCCGTAGCCTGAATAAAATCATCAGAGTTGCCACAGGAACACATCCAAGCTTTGTGAATCATGAAGAACCCGCCAGCGGACATTTCCACCTCATCGCAGGCAACGGCGATAAACGAGGCAGCAGAAGCTGCGTAGCCGTCCACATGGGCAATAATCTTTGCCGGATGTTCACGAATGGCCTGTTCAATGGCACGGGCGGCAAACACGCTGCCCCCCGGCGAGTTAATGCGAATATGAATGACTTCTTTGTCTGCAAGGCCGTGCAGCGCCTTTACAAACGCATCTGCACCAACACCGCCCCACCACTCATCCTCTGTTGCCACAACCACGTCATACAGGTAGAGGGTGGCCTCTTTGTCCTGCACCTCAACCTTCACGGGCTGAATGCCGGAAGCCTTGGCGTTATCGCGCAAAAGCTGCATGAACTTATTCACTAGTCATTCTCCTTGGCGGGCTTTTTGCCGGACTGTTCCTGCGGCCCTGTCAGGGTGTCCCCGCCTGCAACGGGCGGCAGCCCCTCAGCAGCACGAATTTCATTAGGGGTCATGTATCCCGGCTCCTGCATAGAGCCTCGCGCAATTCGATAGGACTCATGGCGGGTTTTTGTGTCACCGCGTGTCAGTTCTGATTCGTCAAATTCTGCAAAATGCCCGTCAGCGCGGAACAACTTGCGCTCAAGCTCCTGCTCCACCGCTGTAAAATGGTCATTCATGGAAAACATGGTGAACCAGCGGGCCATCTGTTCTACGCCGGAACCCCAAGAACTCGACTTTTCAGACTCGCCGATCATCACCGGCGGCACGCCGAAAAAGCGGCAGATATCAATGACGGAAAATCTGCGGGATTCGATAAGTTGAGCATCGGCGGCATTCATAGAAAGCTGTGTGGCCTTGCCCCCTTCGGTCAGAATAAGCGGCTTGTGAAAGTTGCTTTTGCCCTGCAACCGCTCTTCTATGTGCGCTTTCAGTTGCGCGATCGTCTCCGGAGCCATCTGTTTGTCATAACTAATGGCAATATTTGACTGCATACCCTGCTTGAAAAAGGCTGCGCTAGAATCTTCTGCGGAACCGGCAAGGCCGAGCGCCCTGTCACCTGCTGTAATGGTGGACAAACCACGCCGACCATCCCACCCGATATTCGGAACATGCAGCATGTCATCCTGATCAACTACGGTGAAACGCCCGTCATCAAGCGTCACCTCGTAAAACAGACGGAAGCTGCTGCACCCTGTCTTTGCATCAAGGCCGCGCTCCCATGCTTGGAACGGGGCAACCTGTGAAGCCTGCAACGGATGCAACCCGGCAACCACACCGTTACGGGTGCGGTTTATGTAGGCATAACCGTTGCCGTTCAGCACCTTGTTGGAAATCAGGGTCCGCCAGAAGGTTGCCGCTGTGGTGTATTCATTAGGGGAAATACGCAGCAGCTCCGCCAAGGGGTGCGAATATGCATTCCGGCGCTGTTCATCAGGCCCGCGCCGATACACGCGACAAGGCGCACTCGCCACAGCCCCGGCAATCAGACGCACACAGGCAAACACAGCGGAAATACTCATTGCCGTGCGGTATGAAGAGCCAGCTCCACCGTGCACAAAGTCGTTCCATGAAGAAGCGTCTGCTATTGAAAACGTTTTTGTCTCGTTCCGTAGAGTCTCAACTTGAGTCTGTAGCTGCTCAACCTGTTCGCGGAGCTGCTTGTTTTTGCCAAATCCAAACATCACAGCACCACAAACCCTTGTGTGACGGTGTTATCTTCCGGCTTACCGGCCATGGCACGAGCCATGGCCACAATGGCTGCAACAGGTCCGTCTATTTTGTTCCTCTGGGCTTCCTTACGCGGATAAATATTGTCTTTGGCATCTTCCTTCGCCACCACATTGCCCATCATCCACGTCATCACGGGACAACCGCTGTGTCGGAACTGCCCGGCAAGCACCTTGGCCTTCAGCTCCTTCATTGGCTCAGACATGTTGGCCACGGTCTGCGGAAACTCGACCATGTTCATGCCCGCCTTCATCATGCGGGTGGTGAACTGTGTGGCGTTGTACGGGTCGTATGCCACCTCACAAATGTCAAAAATGCGGGCAGCATCAAGCAGGACTTCTTCAATCTCATCATAATCGATGATTGCGCCGTCCGTTACATGCAGGTGCTCCTGCATTTCCCATGTCTGATAATGCTCATTGAAATACAGATCGACTGTTTCCCGCGGCAGAAACCAGTCCCCGAAAACGGTGTATCGGGTGTCTTCACCTTCAGGCGGAAACAGAAAGACAAGACCGGCAATGTCTGTCTTGCTGGCAAGGTCAATACCCACAAAACATGTACGGCCTTTGAACTGTTCCCGGCTCAAGGCAGGGTCAGCGCATGCCTTCCATGCTTCCATGTCCATCCAAGCGGCCTTTGCCTGACACCATAAATTCAGATGCTTTGTTTTCAGCGCTCCCTGCTTGGAAAGATCCTGCATGGCATCACGGTGCATCGCCCGTAAAAATTCAGGATAAACAGAAACTCCATAGTTGGGATTGGCCTTGATCCAGCTGGAAAAACTCGTCCAGTCGTCACCCTCGTCTATGGTGTAGATAACGGCGAACATCTCATCATTGCTGATTGTGCCCTGCAGCACCTCGACAGCACGCTGCCGGTACACATAGCAGGGACCGCCGATGTTGAAACCCGCCGTGGTAATCGTCCACTGCACAGGCTGGCGGCGTGCCCCCATACCCGTTTTCATGGTGTCAAACTGGTCAGATGTGGCGTGCTCGTGGTATTCGTCATGCATCGCCCCGTGCGGGCTTGCACCGTCACCGGGCTTGCTGATGACCGGCTCTATACGGCTGCCGTCAGACAGGCGCGAAACGCTGGCAGCCATGACGGTCAGCCCCAGCGTACTTTTCAAACCCGGCGAACGCTCCGCCATCATCTTTACCGGACGAAAAACCGCGTTGGCCTGATCTTTGGAGGTAGCACCGCAGTATACTTCCGCTTCTGCCTCACCGTCAGCAAAGGCCAGATACAGCGAGACACCGCCGGTAATGATGGACTTGCCATTTTTACGGGGCACTTCCTGATACACTTCACGGAAACGGCGCAGACCGTCTTTTTTACGCAGCCAGCCGAAAACGACGGTCAGAATGAAGCATTGCCATGGCTCCAGATCAATCCTGCGGCCTGACCATTCCCCCTTGGTATGCACAAGATGGCTGATGAAAAAACAAACCCGCTCGCCAGCGGCCTTGTCAAACCGGTACGGGTAACTTCTGTCTCTGGATTTCTCCAGATCATCAAGGTGCCGCCGGCAGGCAAGCTGCACATACCGGCACACGGCAATACGCCCCGCAACAACATCACGGGCGTACTTCATGCCCCGGTTAACATGTGGAAATCGTTCGGTACGCGCAGCCATCAGCGCCCACCCCCGACAAAAGCGGCAAAGGGATTGTTACTCTCGCTATTGTTCAAGGCTGTAACCTTGGAAACAGCAGCAGGAGAAAGCCCGAACTCGGCAAGCAGGCTTTGAGCATGGCGCATGGCCTCGGAACGCTGGTTCACTGCAGGATGACTTTTCTTCAGCAAAGTACGATGCATCACACCGTCATCGTCGCGTGTCCACTTTTCGCTATCGTATATCGGCCCTTCTTCCGTAATGATGCGGGTAAGCTCGTCAATTTCATTCAAACGCATTGCCAGCATACCAAGCATGTGCGAATGCGCAGAATAAAGCAGCTTCAAAGGTTCAAGAATGGCAATAAGGTCCGCATAATACCTGCGGGCACCTTCGGGCAGCATATCAGGCAGTCCCGGAACGCCGTTAGGCATATCCGGTGCCGATGAATTCGCACGGTCCCTGCGAAACGTCCCCTGAACTATCTTCAGGCTCTCAGGCTTCCGCTTTCTACCGCCCTGACCTTTGCCCGCCATCTTCTAAACTCCGCTTTGTATTGCTATCCACCATTCCGGCAAGCCTTCCCGTATGATTCAACCCACCGTTACCGAAGACCTTGCCGCGTAACCTTGCTAACCCCTGCTGAAAGATTTCCCGAAAGGCTTGGTCCATCTCTGCCAAGACTTCCCGAAAGGCTTTCGGCTTTCCTTTCCAAAGCCTTCGTGAAAGGCTTTCAACTTCCCTTTCCAAAGACTTCGTGAAAGGCTTTCGGCCACCCTTTCCCCAAGGCTCCCCAATAGGCTTTTGCTTTGGCTGCCTTTTCGGGGGTGAAAAATGCCTCAGTTTTGACCGAATAAATTTTACAGGGCAAACAGCGGTCTACGTGCAGGGGGGCCAGACTTTTGCCCCGCCCCCCCCTGTCGGATCAGGCCACAGACGCACGCACACCGCATCGCTATCCGCCGCGGGCTGTCTTGAGATCATGGCAGCGCTTGCACAACGGCTGCCAGTTGTTGCGATCCCAAAACAAAGCCTTATCGCCCTTATGGGGCGTGATATGGTCAACTACCGTTGCCGCTACGGCCTTGCCTTCCTTGAGGCAGTCAGCACACAGCGGGTTGTTCCTTAAAAATCCTTCACGGGCTTTACGCCACTTATGCCCGTAGCCGCGTCTGGCAGCGCTCCCACGCCGTTCATCTTGTACTGCCAGCCGTCTTTGCCTGCGCTGTTCCGCCAACTCTTTATGTGCCGGGCAGTAGCCCGAACGGTCTTGAGTCAACACGGTACAGCCGGGGTGCCTGCAGGGTTTCATCGGGCGCGGCGGCATCCTACTTGCCCCCTACTGTTTCAGCGGCCTTGCACACTCTGTGAGCAAGTACCTTGAGCAAGTCACCGCCAGCCCATCCGCTCATACCGATTGCAGCAGCCTTGAAGCTGGCGGGCATAGCAACATCAGCAAGCCCGTACTGCACAACTGCCCCTGTGAAGGCAGCGGTCACAGCCCCAACGAACAAGCGCCTGAGGCTGCAATCATCGCGGCGTAACTGCCGGACAACTCCGCCAAGCACAGCAAGAGCCACAGGGGCAATCATCGCAACCCACTGCGGAAACTGCACGCTGCTACGTTCATCCATCAGGCTGCCTCGTCGGGGGTATCGGTAAAATACGATTCGGGGCGCTTCACCAGACCTTCCAGCTCGGCAATGTCAGCAAGTGTCACGCTTTCTTTGCCAAGAGTCTTAACGGCCTCAATGACAGCGGGCACGCCATACTTGGCAGCCAGTTCCAGTCCTTTGATGAGTACAGCTGTGTTGTTCATCACTGCCCCCTTTCAATCAGTACACCCATATCGCGGGCGTAGTCTCTGAATGTAGTCCACTTTGCGAGGGCTGCAGAGCCAAGCGAAAGAAGCCGCTCACGCATCACAGCGTCCGGCTTCTCGGTTTCGGCATAAATTGCCAGAGCCTCGCGGGCGGTATGCCACGCACCATAAAAGGCAGTGCCGTATTTGATGAGCGTATCTTTCTGCGCATCAGTAAGACGCCCGCTTCGGTAGGCATCACCTGCGGCCTGCATGGTTGCGTCATAGGTGACGCCAGCAATTCGGAGGGTCTTGTAGGTCTCGGTGACAGGATCAGCATTGCAGCCGGGCAGAATCAGCAGCAAAGCCAGAATGGCCACCAACGGAGAAAGGACGGAAAAGCGTTTCATACACACCCCTGTTGTTCAGTTCCAGCAAGGCCGCACAAGCGCGGCGAGGGTGCGTATAGACTAGCTTTTCGAGAGTTTTCCACAATGCACATCTAGTGTAGATATGCATAAATTTTACAGGTATAGATTTTTCTGATAGCTGGACAAACCAGACAGTTTACCCCGATTGACAACAGTTAACTTGATTTAACTTCGTCAATTCTATTCTTACGATTTGGGAAAAGTTAAGATTTGTAGGTAAGAGAGAAGTCTAACTTTTGCACCGCACGATGCTGGGGCAGCAGAGATTGGCAAAAAACAAGTAATAACTTCAGAGATGAGGAGCTCTTGACAAATCCTAACACTTGGCTAATATGCCAAATATGAGATGTACAACATCAAATCAGCGAGCATGTCCTTGTGCAAGCAACAAGGGGCATTACGAGGAAAGGGCAAAGGTGATGAAAGCTATGGCCCATCCTTCACGCCTTATGATTGTGGATGAATTATCCCAAGGGGAAAGGTGTGTTTGTGAACTGACAGACTTGGTGGGACACGACATCTCTACGGTTTCAAAACATCTTAGTGTACTGAAAGCGGCAGGGATAGTTGAAGATGAGCGCAAAGGAAAAATGATTTTTTATAGGCTCAGGGTGCCTTGCGTGCTCAACTTCTTCCACTGTGTAGAAAAGGTACTTACTGCACAACGTTAATTTTTTTTACCTAAACATTTGGCGAAACAGCCAATCATATAAGAGAGCACTATTATGAACTGGAAACAAGAATGGAAAACTCTTGCCTCTATCATCGGTGTTTTTCTGCTCTGCTATTATCTACCAGTTGGCTGGGAACGATTCGATAACTCTATGCTAGAAGCGTTTCATCTGGTGAAGTGGTATGCGCAAGAACACGTTATTCTTTGTCTCATACCTGCACTCTTCATTGCCGGAGCCATCGGGGTATTTGTCAGTCAGGCATCGGTCATGAAGTATCTTGGCCCCACAGCCAACAAGGTTATCGCTTACGGCGTAGCTTCATGCTCCGGCACCATTCTGGCTGTCTGCTCCTGTACCATCCTTCCTCTCTTTGCTGGCATATACAGAATGGGTGCCGGGCTTGGGCCAGCAACGGCCTTTCTGTATTCCGGTCCCGCAATCAACGTGCTGGCCATTATTCTAACTGCCCGGATCCTTGGCCCTCAACTTGGTTTGGCACGAGCAGCAGGAGCTATTGTTTTCAGCGTGATTATCGGGCTGTTGATGCATTTCATCTATCGCAAGGAAGAAGGTGAAAAGGCTCTAGCCATGGCCCAAATGCCTTCCGCACGCACGGAAAGAGCCCTCTGGAAAAACGGCCTGTACTTCGCCTCAATGGTCGGGGTACTGGTATTCGCAAACTGGGGCAAGCCTGAAGAGAGTGAAGGTTTATGGGCCACAATCTATAGCGCAAAATGGCTTATCACCTCACTATTTGCCTTCGGATTCGGCGCGGCCTTAGTGGCATGGTTCAATGTACGTATTGTCCAAGCCCTGTTGGCGGCGACACCTGTAGTCGTTCTGGCAATAGTGCTTCCAGATACACCTATGGTTGCCTTTGTAGCGGGCATGATCGGCCTGTCGTGGATCACTAGCACAAAGGAGGGAGAACTTGGAGAATGGTTCGGACAGAGCTGGGGGTTCGCAAAGCAAATACTGCCTTTACTTTTATATGGCGTACTTATTGCGGGAGCGCTGCTAGGTCGCCCCGGAAATGAGGGGCTTATCCCTACCGAATGGGTAAGTGCGGCTGTTGGCGGCAACTCGTTCCGAGCAAACTTTTTCGCCTCGTTTGCCGGAGCCTTCATGTACTTTGCTACCCTGACCGAGGTTCCCATCCTGCAAGGCCTTATCGGCAACGGCATGGGGCAGGGACCGGCTTTGGCACTCCTGCTTGCAGGCCCTGCGCTAAGTCTGCCAAACATGCTTGTTATCCGCAGCATTATGGGCACGCAGAAAACCATAGTGTTTGTTTCCCTCGTCATTGTCATGGCCACCATAAGCGGC